GAGCGATGGCCTCCTCGGGTGAAGTGACGACGCCGGCAAGACCGCCGGCTGCGTTGATGTTCTCGATCCAGACGCGCTGCTCCGGTCGGGGGGTCTCCCCGGGGAGCTTGACCTCCAGGCCGACGAACTGGGCTACGGCACCAATCTGGAGCGTCCTCCAGCCGATCAGATCGGGGGAGCCCTCCCCCAGCCCGAACGTGATCCACCCTCCGGTCCTGGGGTCCGGGAGGCTCCCATTGTGGTTCCGGAATAGGACCACATGCGGAGCCATCGCCTGGGCGACTTCCAGACGGATCCGGTTCTGGAGGATGGTTTCACGTTGCGCCATATCGTCATCTTAGCGTCGCACATTACGGGCAGCCAAGACCCTCTCGACCCATCCGGGCTTGTAGCCAAGATCGAGGGCCAGTTGGCGGAGCTCCGCCTCGGTGCGGGCGTTACGGATGACATCTCGCTTGGGCATGGTGTGGATGGGGGTGGCGGTGGACTCCTGGAGCACGGCGTCCACCTCCCGGGGCACGATGGACTGCACCGGGTATCGGTGCCCGCAGAATGGGCAGACCGGCGCCGGCCGGTGCACCTGGAAGCACTTCGAGCAGACCCTGAGTGGCGGGGCCGTGCCGTCCTGTCCAGCCCGGACCTTCTTGCCCTCCAGGGACCAGTGGTGGAAATCATCTGGTAGGCCGAGGTTCGGGTGCTGCGAGTTGCCTACGCAATCGAGGATGATGCAGGGCTCGCCGGAGAACCGGAGACCACGGCCAACCTGCTGCAGGTACAACGACAGCGACAACGTCGGGCGGAGCAACAGGACGCAGTCGCAGTCCGGAACGTCGAAGCCCTCCGAGATCAGCATGACCGACACAAGCACCAGCGTTTGGCCATTCTTGAACCGGGCGATCCGCTCCAGCCGCTCGGTGTCGGACAACTTCGAGTCGAGCACCTCGGCGGCCACGCCGACGGCCTGGAACGCCTCGCAGGTCTTGGCTGCATGCTCGATCGAGATGCAGAACGTGATGGTCCGGCGGCCGTCGGCGAAGGTCTTCCAGTTGCGCACCCCGGAAAAAACCGCCCGCTCGCTGGTGGGGTCGAAGTCCGGCGGCGGGTGGAACAGCCGGTACCGAGACAGCCGGTTCTGCGCCATGAGCTCGGCCACCGATGGCCCGATGACCATGTCCTGGAACACCTCACCCAGGCCGCGGCCGTCGAGACGCTCGGGGGTGGCGGTCCAGCCCAGGAGGGGCACGTCGTACTCGTCGATCTTGCGGGCCCAGGTGGGGGATACACAGTGGTGGGCCTCATCGACGATCAGCAGGTCTGGGCGAAAGCTGGTCCGCTTGCCGATCGTGGAGACGTAGACCGGTCTATGCGGCCCCGGGGTGATACCCGACTTCATGAGCCGGACGTTGGTCTGGTGGAGGAGCTCCCGGCGGTGCACCAGGATTAGGGCCCGTTTGCCCCGCTCCATCGTCCGCCGGGCCGCCTCGATAAAGCAGTGGGTCTTGCCGCCCCCGGTGGGGAGGACGCAGAGGACACGCTTGTGCCCCTTGAGCATCGACTCCCGGGCATCGATGAGCAGCTGCTCCTGGTCGGTGTAGAGTGCCATGGCCCTAGTCTAGCATATTGTGGAGATACAGCCGGAACTACTGGCCCGGCATCAGGCGACATGGCCACCGATGGTCTCGCTCGCCTGGATCCGGTTAGCAAATCGCGGGCCCGACTGGTGGGCATCGTTGTCCGAGTTGGCCATGGAGATCAGGGTGCCCAGAGGCACTCTCTACCGGGCCCTCCGGCGTCTGACTGCTTCCGAGCTGATAGGCCTGACGGCCCAACGCAACATGGGGATATGGGTCTGGTGGATCCAGACGCGCATTGGGCAATCGATAGACCATGGCCTGGCCCCGGTGTGGGTTATTCGCGATGCGCGGTCTCCCAGATCCGCACTGGCGCGGGTGCCGATCGGGCAGATGCTGGCCTGGGGTGATCGGCGCGACATCCCGCGGAAGACGCTTCACAACTGGCTGTCGGGTCGACAGATCCTGCTCCGTCAGAGGTGGGAGATCGTTGCCACCCCGCATGGCCCGGTGGTAGGATGCGACTATGCGGACTGAATGGAAGCTAAAACAACTGTCCCCGGTGCCCAACAAGCCCGGGGTATTTGAGGCCAGCTGCTGGAGCGAGGCCGACATCCCCGCCGACTGGGAGCTCAAAGGAACACTCGTGCGCGACGGCATGCCCGGGGAGGTGCACCGGCACCGGTTCTACGACCTGCAGGCCGGCCGGGTGGCCGTCATCTTCGAGCACAGCTGCCTCGGGGCGGAGGCCCTGATGGTCCGGGTCGGGCCGACCAGCTGGGCCCGGGAGATCTGGCAGAAGCTCCGGGCAGCCGGGTGTATTGTGGCGGGTTAACCGTCGTGCTATAATCGTTGTACCGGGGGCGGGAGCCCCCACAATCCCCACAATCTCGTGGACCTTTCACAAGAGACCTATCGCCTCTGGCATCTGGGATGGCGCTTTTACCGTGGCCCACGGCGCGGCACCCGCACTGTTATCTCCCCGCAAGGTGGGACCCAGGTGCTCACGACCCAGCAGTTCAAGGACTTTTGCCGCTCGATCCGATGACCCAGGCACCCCAGCTCCAACTCATCACGAATGAGCAGCACCACGCCCACCCGGCCATCGGGTCGAGCGATCTCAAGCTCTTCCGCCGGTCGCCCCTCCATTACTGGCACCGCAAACACAGCCCCGCGTACAAGCCGAAGCCACCCTCGGCATCGATGCAGATGGGCACCGCCCTGCACATCGCGCTGCTTGAGCCTGAACGGTTCGAAAAGGCAGTGGGACGCGCCCTGGAGATGCCCAAGACATCGAAAGCGGCCAAGGAAGCCCACGCGGCCCACGACGCTCAGTACGAGCTCACCATCAAAGGCGAGGACTACGACCGGGTGTTGGCCATGCGGACTAGTGCTCTCCAGCACCCGATCATCCGGCGCATCACCGAGACGGTCACGACCACCGAGCAGTCCATCTTCGTGAAGGACCCGACCACAGGGCTCGAACTCAAGATCCGGGTCGATGCCCTCACCGGCCCCGGTTGGCTGATCGACATCAAGACCACCTCTGATGCCAGCAACGGCAAGTTCAAGTGGTCCATCCGGGATTACGGCTACGACCACCAGGCTGCATATTACCTCAAGGTGTTGCGCCTGACCGGGTACGAGCCACAGGGCCAGCTACAGGTCCTTCTCGAAAGCGAAGCACCCTATGCCCCCCGGGTGATCCGCCTGCCGGATGTGGCCATCAATGCCGCAGCGGTGAACAACGAGCTCTGTCTCCAGTCCATCACCGAGCATCTGCAGCAGTACGGCACCGATGTGCCCTGGCCTGCCTACGAAACCTCCATCGTCGAGTTCCCCTATGACCTCTTCTGACCCACGGCTCCCGCTGCTCCTGGAGGCCCTGGCCCAATTCCAATCCGAGCACAGCGTCGTCGAGCGCAGCGCCTCAGGCAGCTTCGGCCCCTACACCGATTTGTCTGCCGTGCTCCAGGCTGTCCGTGAGGCCAACAAGCTCGGGCTGTCGATCATCCAGACCTTTGACCGTGGCCCGGAACCCGGTGTGGCAATCATGATGACCACTCTGTGGCACAAGTCCGGAGCATCGATCACCTCGGAGCTCCCGGTCGTCCTGTTCTACGAGCCGACCAAGCGCAACACCTCCAACCAGCAGCTGGGGGCCACGGTCACGTATCTTCGCCGGTACGCCGTCATGGCGATCCTGGGCCTGGCCTCGGCCGATACCGAGGACAGCATGACCCCCCAGCCCACCGCGGCCATCACCCCGCAGCACAGCGGGGATCCAAATGACGCGTTCGGGCTCGGCCCCTCCGGGCCGCCCCAGGGGCAGCCTCCGCTCGCCATCCAGCAGGGGCCCGCCCCTGACGCGTTCGGTCTCTGACCCAGTCCATCCTCTCGCTCCCTCTCGCTCCCTCTCGATGCAGACCCCCTACCAGCCCCCCTACGCCCAGCCCCAGGCTCAGCCGGCGCCCCAAGCACCCCAGCTGCCCTCGATGAATGGTGCCCTTTTCGTCGATGAGTCCCAGAATCGGATCGACTTCAACGGTACGCTGACTGTCACCCGCGAGGACCTGGCGGCCCTGGCCGATTACCTATTCTCCAACCGGGCGGAGACCAACCAGCGCGGTGAACTCAAGCTCTACGTCAACGGCTGGCGTAAACAGAGCCGCCAGGGCAAGAACTACATCTCGCTCCAGGCACAGCCGCCCCGGAACGCGTTCCTTGGTGTGGCCTCTGCACAGCCCCAAGCCCAGCCGGCCCCGGCCCCGCAGCAAGCCCCCGGCCAACCGGTCTGGAACCCCCAGACCGGGCAATGGGTGGCCCCGGCCCCGGCCCCGGCACCCCCGGGTTATGGCCAGGGGGGCTCCCCGGGGCAACCGTACGCCGCTCCGGCTGCACCCGCCCCGCAGCCGACCCCGGCGCAGGTGGGTGCTGCAATCCACGCGGGTGCCCCGCCCCCGGTGTGGCAGTCCCCGGCCCCGGCCGGCGACATCCTCGACCAGGATGATGAGATTCCGTTCTGACCCGCCAACCCAGGGGCCCCGAGAGGGGCCCTACTGGACATTCCCCCCCGCTATCTCGTGAAGAACTGCAACCTGATCATCGACTGTCAGTACGGCAGCACCGGCAAGGGCCTCCTGGCCGGCTACCTGGGGGCTCTCGAATCCCCCCAGGTGTTGTGTATGGCGCCCAGCCCCAACGCCGGGCATACCCTGGTCGAGGAGGATGGCAACGTCCGCGTACACAAGATGCTGCCCCTGGGCATCACCAGCCCCAATCTCGAACGCATCTACCTGGGCCCCGGCTCGGTGATCGACATGGACCGGCTGCTGGAGGAGTATCTGGCCCTCCCCCGGCAGGTGGAGCTCTGGGTTCACCAGAACGCTGCCGTTGTCCTCCAGGAGCACCGGGATGAGGAGGCCGCTGGGGGTCTGGCCCCTGGGTCGACCCGCAGCGGCGCTGGCTCAGCATTCATTGCCAAGATCCGGCGCCGCCCCGGAACACTCCTGTTCGGGGAGGCGGTGCGGGGCCATGCCCTCCATGGTGTGGTCCGCGTCGTCGACACCCAGGCTGCCCAAACCATGCTGTTCCATACTTCCTCCATCCAGGTGGAGGGGTGCCAGGGCTACAGCCTGTCGGTACACCATGGGGACTACCCGCACTGTACGAGCAGGGATGTTACGACGGCTCAGCTTGTGGCGGATTGCGGTCTCCCCTTCGATATCGGCCGGATCGTCCGGGTCATCGGCTCTCTGCGCACCTACCCGATCCGGGTGGCCAACCGGCCAGCCGATGGCGAATGGAGCGGCCCCTGCTACCCGGACTCCTCCGAGCTCCAGTTCTCAGACCTGGGGCTGGAGCAGGAGTACACCACCGTGACGAAGCTGCCTCGCCGGATCTTCACATTCAGCCAGCAGCAAGCCGTCGAGGCCATCCAACAGAATGGCTGCGATGAGGTGTTCCTCAACTTCGCCCAGTACCCGCCCGATTTCGCCACGCTGGAGAGCATCGTCGAGTATCTCCAGACTCTGACCGACGTGGCCTTCCTGGGCTTCGGCCCCAGGATTGCCGACATCTATCAGGTGCCCACCCATACCAGCCTCGAAGAGCTCTATGCCCGCTACCGTCGTTGAGCTCCAGGCGGAGATCGCCGCCTGGATTCAGCCGCTCAATCCCGACCGCCGGCCCGGCGGTACCATCGCCAAGCTCCTTGAGGAAATCGGCGAGTTGATCACCAGCCAACGGGCCCATGACCCGCTGGAGGTGGCTGATGTCCTGATCCTGACTCTCGATCTGGCGACCATCCTCGGCGTCGATGTCGAGGACGCCGTGCGGGCCAAGCTCGCCATCAACCGGACCCGATCCTGGGTCCGGGCCGACAACGGCGCCATGCGCCATGTCCCCGATTCCGATACCCCTCTGTTCCCATGACCATCCAGATCACCGAGACCTACGAACGCCTCCGGGCCTCTCATATCAGCCGGTGGGGGATCGTCAAGACGACCTACCCGCAGAACATTGCTGAGCATATGTGGCGGGTCTGGCTCCTCTGCCGCGACTGGGGCGCTGCTGCCGACATGCCCGAGCATGTAGTCCGGCAGGCCTGTGAGTTTGCCCTCGTCCACGACCTGGCCGAGATCCGCACGGGTGATGCACCGACGCCCCACAAGACCCCCGAGCTCAAGGATCTGCTGGAGGGCATCGAGGCAGAGATCGTCCCCGAGGTAGCCGCCATGGAAGCAGCCATGTGCCAAGAGGCCATCGAGCTCTGGAAGTTCTGCGACACTGCCGAAGCCGTGCTGTTTCTCAAGGTCAATGGCCAGGGGGCCCACGCTTACGATGTCCAACACCTCCTGGCCGAGCAGATGAAGCGCCGCCTCGCTAGCTCGGCGCTGTCACATGAGACCCAGCTTGACCTGATGTTCGCGTTCGAGCGCACGATCAAGAAGACCTGAGGCAGTAGGCTGGGAGCATGCTCTTCCCAGCTACCTGTGGCGGTCCCATCCTCCGAGCTCGGACCGGGCGGGGTGCCGATCTAGCCTTCGACGAGCGTCAGTCGATCCGGGAACTCAGCGGCCCCCAGGCCCAGATCTACACATGTGGTAAGCGGAACGTCCTGCTCACCTGCGGCCGTCGGTTTGGCAAGACCCACCTGGCCCTGATCCGGCTGCGAAACTGGGGCATGATGAACCCAGAGGGCAACTATTGGTACGTCGCCCCGACTTACCGGGCAGCAAAGCGGATCGCCTGGCGACGGCTCAAGAAGCTGATCGACCCGACCTACATCGCGGCAATCAACAACACCGAGCTCCGGATCGATCTCTGGAACGGGGCCATGTTCTCGCGGTTAGGGGCGGCCAACCCCGACAGCCTGCGTGGAGACAGCCTCTCTGGTGCCGTCATCGACGAGGCCGCGTTCACCAAGCCGGAGCTCTGGACCGAGGTTCTCCAGCCGGCCCTGTCCGATCAGGAAGGCCCCTGCTGGCAGATTACCACCCCCAAGGGCTTCAACCATTATCACGAGCTCTGGGAGTCGGTCGATGAGGACCCCGAATGGGCTCGATTCGAGTTCACCACCGTCCAGGGCGGGCGGGTATCACCAGCAGAGATCGAGAAGGCCCGGAACCACCTCGACCCGCGGACCTTCCGCCAGGAGTACGAGGCAAGCTTCGAGGCCGCGTCGGGCCGGGCCTATTACGACTTCTCCCAGGCCAACATCTGGGAAGGCGCCGAGGACGACGGAGGGACGATCTATGTGGGCCTCGACTTCAATGTGTCGGTGATGGCCGGCGTCATCTGCTCGATCCGCCCTGGGAAGCGGCTGCAGCAGTGGGACGAAATCAACATGCCCAACAGCAACACCGACGAGGTGGGGCGCTACCTGGCCGAGCGGTTCTGGGGGCGCAAGGTCGTCGTCTGCCCAGACCCAACGGGCAACAGCCGCAAGACATCCGCCGAGACCGGCATCACTGACCATACGATCCTGCGGAAGCACGGCCTCAAGGTCCTGAGCCCGGGTCATGACTGGGGGATCAAAGACAAGCTCAACGCCACGAATGCGCTGATCAGGAGCGCCGACGGCGAGCGCCACTACCGCATCCACCCCCGGTGCAAGAAGACCATCAAGGCCCTCCGCGGCGTCTGCGTAAAGGAGGGCTCTGAGGGCTTCGCCATCGACAAGAAACCAGGCATCGAGCACTGGACGGACGGCCTGGGATACCTGGCCCTGTCGGCATGCAACCGGGTGAAGGGGTGGAGATCCGGCTCCTCCAACTTCTCGCTGGTCTAAGCTCTGGGGTATGACTGAGACCCCCTCTTCTGCTCCGATGGATCCCGCTCTCGGTTGGCGAGAGCAGACGATCCTAAATCCCGAGGCTCTGGCCGAGGCCAAGCTCGGAGGAGATTCACTAGCGCCAGACGACCCCAGTGAGCCCGATCTCACCTACCGGGCAATGTTGCGCCGCTGGGAGACCATTCGGGCGAACCTGGAAGGGGTCCGGTACCTCCGGGCCTTCTGCGACTATTACCTGCCCCGGTTCCCCCGGGAGCGGAAACGCCAGTATCGGGGCCGGGTGGGGCGGACCGTCTACACCCCCTACTTGGCCCGCCTGATCCGCGGTGCGGCGGGCCTGATCCTCCGGAAACCGATCCAGCTGCAAGGCGGGGACGAGGCCTATTGGACCGAGTGGCGTCTGGATGTCGATCGGCAGGGTTCTTCCCTGGACGACTTCGCCGGGGCCGTGCTGCGGCTGTCCATCGGTTTCGGCCATTGCTCGATCCTGGCCGACTACACGAGCGAAGAACGCCAGAACCTGCTCGATCAGCGCGTCGCCGGGGACAAACCCTTTCTGGTAATGGTGCCATGTTGGTCGACCATCGGCCGCCGGCACAACCCCCGCCAGGGTGCCAGCCTGCAGCAGGTGCGGATCCGGGAGTATGTCGAGGTACCCACCGGCAAGTATGGGGTCAGTATCAAGGAACAGATCCGGGTCATCGAGCCGGGTTCCTACGAGGTGCTGCGGCTGACCGGCAGCGCCTGGACGCGGGTGGATGACCAGAGCGGAACGATCTCCCTGGGCGAGATCCCCCTGGCTACGACCTACAGCCAGA